ATGCAGGAGGGGGGTATAGATTGCGAGACCCCCCCTCCCCTATCGATATGAAATTATTATTTAGTTATGAGACTTGAATTTTCTTGTGAACGCCACTCACATTCTCTGAAACGATCTCATCGATCGCTAACTCTATTGCAAGAGATTGATCAGACTCTGACAGTTCATCAGAAGTCTTTACGATTCTTGCTAACAGACCAGTAGTGTGGTAGCCTGACCTCTCGTCCCATGCGTACCACTCGTCGTACTGAGTGAGGGGAGAGAAAGGATTGTCCACAGTTGTTAGCATGTGTTCAGCCATCTCACTCCTTACTCACTAAGGCTAGACTTAAGCGTAGACAGGGAGACACCAAGAGCGTCTGCTACCTCAGCCTGGGTGTACCCAGAAGCCAACATAGACTGGGCTCTTTGTGATTTAGCGGAGGTCATAACCAGATTAGACCTAGGCGTAGCCAAAGTCTTGACTTGGTCTAGATCTGCATTGCTGAGAATCTGGTCTAGTTTGTTCGTTGTTATAGCGCCGGCCTGGATGGCTGCCCATTCAGAAGGGGTTATTTCGATACGGATCTTCTTGGCACCGGTTCTGAGACGGGCTTCAATCAGGGCTTGCGATTTGATTTTCTTCAGATCAGCAGGATCCATGTCAGGATTAGCCTGCTTCTTCTGGGTAACCACTGCGTTTGCTAGGAGCTGGGCTTGTCTTTCAAGGGGGGCGTTTCTTTGGGCGATGGCCAGTTTCGAATTGAGGGAGGCCACTTCATTTGAGTAGGCGGCCTTTGCAGAGGGCGAATACGGAGTGTTCTTTGTGTTGACCGATTGCCTACGAGCCTCATTAGCCAAGGCCTTAAGTTTGTTCGAGTGACTTGCATACAACGTCTCTATCAGAGTTCCTGAAGAGAGAGTGTTTGCATCATCGGTCTCGGCCAACTTCTGAGACTTGACAGTCTTTACAACGGTCTGTCCCTTAGCGTTGACATAGGTCTCGTTTGTTAGTTCGTAGACCTTCTTGCCAGTGACCTTGTCTACAGCGCCGCCAGCTGCAGCGGAACGAGGCTTTGTCTTAGGCACCCTTATCTCAGCGCTGGCTCTCGAGATCAGGGTTGAGGCGCCAGCTTTTGCACTCCCCTGATACTTGGCCTTCAGCTGAGCAATACCGTTGTCTTTCTCCGACTGCTTATAGTTGAGGTTGTGCTTCTCTGCATCGATGACCACCATGGAGTGGCGAACTGCTCGAGCAAGCTCGCTAGCATTAGCTCCACGAATAGTCATGTCCGTGATCAGATTGGACACAACACCCATTTGCACCTGTTTGGTACGAGCCGACATCTTAGGCATACCTTCATATGCGGGGTATGCTGCCTGAGGATCGAATCCTTTCAGGCCTTCCAATGCCGGCGCGGTTCTTACTTTCTTTCCATTGTTCGGGATGACAAGAACTGTGTCCCCGTCGAAGTCGGCACCAGATAGACGCTCAGCAACCTTGCTGTGGATTCCCACTGCATCTGGAGCGTTGCCAAGAATCCGCTTCGCTTCCGGCTGGCGATTGTTAACAGTGAGTTCCGGGATCTCGAAGATGCCACCATGGGGGTATCGAACGAGCGTAACGCGCTCACCGTTTCGGTAGTTAGGAGCATAGATCTCAGTCTCCTTCATCGAATTGATTGGGAGAATTACATGAGACCCCTGTCGAGGTAGAGCCGCCGCTTTCAGATGTACCGCCGAAGAATCGGCATCGTCAGCAAACGATTCTAGAAGCTTCCTTCTGACAGCAGGGTTCGACAGTTTGGTGATCTCGTCGAACTCCTGACGCTTCCTTTCATAGGTCATGTCGAGCTGTTCCTTGGCAAGCCGCGGGCTCTGCTTCGACAGGAACTGACTGGATAGATTCCTAGACCAGTTGTTCCATTGACCTTGCTCATTGACGATGTTCATCGCCGAAGAGACCTTACCGTTTTTATCGGTGATTTGACGGACCACAGCACCGAATGGGTTGTCAGGGTCGTCTTTCATTCTCTTGAGCGCGTCTAGCTTGTTTCCGGTACTCTTCTTGTTGGTGTTGAAGACCAGGTCTACGCCGTCAGGGAGATCATCTCGGATGAGAGCCATTCCCTTAAGGTAGTGAGTACCATCGACAGCGATGCGGACCTGTGCGTAAGAAGAGCCGCCTAGAGACAGGTCCTTTGCGCCGGGGCGAACATAGATCACACCATCGGCGTCAGTTCCGCCTTCTTCTGCGTACCGAACCTTCAGACGCTTGGAACTAACTGAGATCGGCGGCTGGAGACCCAGGTAGGATCTACCGCCATCCTCAGAGTAGTTGGTGATTTGCTTGATGTTGCTTCGGTTCCGATACACCTCGGAGTACGTAGTTCCGGGAGGAGCCAAAACCTTTATCGTAGTCTTCTGACCGGTTCCGAGCTGCTCTACCTGAACGTAGTGGCGGGTGTATCCCTCCTCACGGAGTTTTGCTACTGCGGTGGCCAGCTTTGTGGCGCTGACGCCGACGTGATGTTCCACACCAGACCCGATGTCGATATAGCCCTTCTCGGCGACCTGGTCTTTGAGCATGGAAACAGTAGTGTCGATAATGCTAGCCTTGTCCGCTTCTCCAGGAGCGAGGAGAGCACGAACCGAGGATTCGCCAATACCCATGCGAGCACCAATGGCGACATTGGATAAACCCTTCGACTTAAGTCTCTGGGCCATCGCAATATCTGCCTGCTTCTTTTCAGCACTGGCGATTGACTTGGCGGCCCGAAGCTCTGTTGTGGTCATGCCGAAACCTTGGGCGATTTCGGTCTCGCTCATTCCGGATTTACGGAGAGTTTCCACGGTGTCCAGGAATGAGCGGTTGTTCATGGGGCCGTCTTCTTCGCCACCACTGCCCCATGGGTAACGACCCGATCGTCGAGGCGTTCCGTAGTGGGCTAAGTAATCCTCGATGGTGATATCCACTAAGACACCTCCGATCTTAGGCCGGCGATCTGCTTGTCGAACGTGACGATCTTGTCCATGATGAGTAAGATATCCATGGGGTCTGGCACCAGGATTTGAACGTCGTCGTTCTGGTAGATCCGAAGTTCCGCTTCGATTTCACTCGGCTTGTATCGGTACTCGAGACAGAACAGAGCCAAATATATCTTGACCTGTTCCATCGAGGCCTCGTTGATGCCGGTCTTCAGGTCATGGATCCGCACTTTGTTCGGGACACGGAAACCGACCGCATCAGCTGTCCCGTAACAGTTCTCTGAATAGAAGAGAGTCTGCTCTGGAGTCATCCGATACCCGATGGCGTCGTTGACGTACATGTTGAGAGTCTTACGCACGTCGGGGAGCTTTACTCCCAAACGAATGAGCTCTTTGGCGAGGTCGTGAAGTTCCGTTCCGCGCTGGGTTGCCTTTGCGGTATGGAAGACCCGCTCCATCTTCTCCTGGTCATAGTTGAGCCATGCGTGCTTGCTCGGACTCAGGAAGGCGTGGCTACCCACGAGTTCTTTCGAATGCTTGTTCCAGCGCATCAAGAACTTCACTTTCGTTTTCAGGGAAGATGAACGCAGCGAAGGACATTTGGTCGAAGAAGTCGACATAGTACTTTTGGTTCGGTTGAACCGCAGCGGTCGACGAGACCTTAACCTCCAGCATAGCCCAGAAAGTTCCGGCCAGAATGAGAAGGTCCGGTGTGCCTTGTCGAAGTTCCATCTTGACGACAAAGCAACCCGGAATACGGTCGCGAACCTCGAGCATCACATGCTTCTGGTAATCGCTCTCTCGCACTGGTCCTCCCTTCTAGGGACAAAACGATGCTTGATCTTACCCCTTCTATTATATCGCAAGATTTGCATGGTTATTAATATAAAAAATTGATGTAACGGAATGTTTGGTTTATGGGCCATGCCGGTTCTCCACTCAAAGCGGATAGTGCGATATAGCTGTGGATGATTCCGAAGTTTATCGAAGCTTCTCTAACGTTATCAAACTTGGCCCCCGTCTCTATAACTTCTATCGGAGTGTCATGTTCATAGAACGACGATTCCGCGAATTGCTTGTGATAGTGAATCGCGTAACTTCTAGTTCGCCAAGCAAGGTTGGACGCGTTGCAGTCTTCTTTGTTACCGTTCTTGTGGATGACCGTGTCCATGAAATCTGAACGATCTGTTTGGACGAAAGCTCGAGCGACTAGAAGAGCGACCGAACGGCTGACCGTATTTCCTCGGTGACTAAGGACGACCAACGTAAACCCGTTACGGTTCACTTGGGGTTTCAAGATCCGGCCAGTCTTGGTGTTACAGACTAAACCGGTGTTGCTGACACAGTATCTTGGAAACTCCTCGAGATACTCCCACTTCTCGGGCATGAAGCTCCCTTTTAACTTTGCCAAGATTTCTCGAAGAAAACTCTTTGTAAAAACGCAATTACTATAAATTTTTATAACAATTGTATTCTGGGAAAGAGTTTTCGCTCAGATTTGACAGGATTTGACAGATCGAGGTAAAATCGTGTCCGTTTTGACCTCTTTTGTAATACTAAGTCATAGTCTGACTGCGATGCCCTAATATAACCTAGTATCACACCTTTCATCCACCCAGGCCCGAATAGCCCTAGTTTGACCACTTATAGCGTGATTCAGTGAAATTCCGCTTCATGCGAAGTGCTTTCCAAATCAGGGTGTCCATCGGCGAGGGGCTCAACAAGATGTAGTAGAACAGGTCTGTGAATGGCGTATTTAGCCTGTCTATCCGACCGTGAGCCTGCTCCCAAAGCTTATAGGAGTACGGCAACGAGTACATGACCATACAGTCAGTTTCGATGCAGTTCCATCCCTCGGCGCCGGCAGCGTACTGAACCAGATAGACCCACCTATCAGTCTTCGGAATCTCCTGGTGTTTGTGGCCGTTCCACTCCGCCAAAGTCGTCAAGGATCCGTCGGCAGTAACCGAATCGCTCATAGTCCTGAGGGTTTCGAGCTCGTAGTCGAAGTTGTAGAAGACAATCAGTTTCGGATGTTTCTCCAACAACGAACGAACAGCTTGTAGACGACTCGGATCCCCATTCGTAACTCGCCGCATAGCAGAGAACATCTCGGCGATGTCCCGGAGTGGGCGTTTCTCCCAAGGGTTCCACCTCACCTTTGTTATTGCGTGCATCATGTCTGCATCGTATTCACAATCGATGAACAACGGATGCCTTTTTGTGTGTCTATGGAATGGCATCTCAACGAGAATTCGGTGCTTCAATTCGAGAAGCACATCTTCCTCTAGGTACCTCTGGATCTTTGGGAACTTCGACCAAGGTGCGTAGACCACGTGTCGGCGCTTGAATTCACTTCGGTTCTTGTAGAACCCATGCGCCAAGAACACAGGAACGTAATCCATCCATGTGTCGCCGGGCGTTGCGGTCAGGAGGATCCATCGGTTCTTCTTTGCGATCTTCAGAAATTTGTCGGTCCACAGTCCAGAACCAACCAATCTCTGCTCGTCAAGTATGAAGAACGCGCCTTCCACGTCAGCGTACTTTCCGATGTTGTTCCATGAGTCCACAGTAAGAATTCCAGCCACTGTGGTGTCTCTGGTTCGGCCAACTCCGAATCGGACAAACTCTCCGATCCAATCGAGAGAGTCACGCTTTTTTGCTGTAGTGATGACATAGACGTCTTTCGGCGCTTCGTTTCTGACATAATAAGCTGCAGCTGTGAGGGACTTTCCGGAACCAACCCCACCCCACAAGATACAGCCGTTTCGCATCTGAGCTATGGCAGCTTCTTGGTGGTCGTACAAGCTAATAGTCATACGCGTCGTCTATGTCCTTACGACGGAGTTTGATGTCCTCGTCATACATTTTTCGAACTTGACGTATGTTCCACTCGAAAACGAGCCAAACACATAGAAGGTTTACGACGACCGTCACGGCCATAAAAGGTAGAAGCCACAACATCTCAATCCCCAGGGAAAAATTAGGAGCCCTTGTAGGGGCTCCTAGGTGTGAATTACTTCTTAAAGATTCGACGGTACCAGGGTTTCTTCGACTGCAGGTGATGATTCGCGATGTCCATGGCCAGAGTCTGGAATCGCTTCTCAGCGTCTTCGAACATCGTCTTGGTGACGACCAGGGCCAACAGCAGTTCCTCAAGGGGAACGCTGCCACTCTGCTCGGCGCGGCGGATGATCTTCTGAAGCGCGATTGCGTTCTGCTCGTGGGTGCGGGTGCGGATCTTCATCTCGTCGAGGAAGTTCTGGAATTCCATGACAAATCCTTTCGAGAGGGGTCTCATTATAGCCCATGTATAGTCTGCGAGCTAAAACGAAAGGATGTGTGGAGGCCCCGAAGGACCCCCACACAAGCTCATGGTCTTGGATAGTCGTCGTACGAACAATCCTCGGTCAGCGCGTCATGCCAACCGTAGCTGTACCCCTTCTTGTACTCCCGGAGTTCGGTCTGGTAGGAGTTCCACTTCCACCACTCCGTGAGCTCGTCCATCTTCGAGAAATGGACAACGAGGCCGGCCGAGAATGTCAGAGCGGCTCCGACGAAGATGCCGATGCAGATGGCCCAGATCACAACCGACCGTACTTCCACACCAAAGCTGCGATCCGGAGCTCCTCGAACAGTTTGTTGTCCAGCACGTTCACGAACTGGTAGAACTCGTCCCACCCGAGCGGTCGACCGCCATCCTCGAGGTAGTACTTGAGGTCTTGGACGCAGAGCTCATAGGTGGCCATTACTCCAGCTCCTTACTCTCGATCTCCAATTTGGCCAGGTAGACGCTCTGCGCCCACTGCAACAGTTCCTCCTCACCCGACAGGTCGAGCTCTCGGAAGAAGAGTTTCCACTCGTCCTTCCTCGCCGAGTGGGTGTTGTAGCTGGTGTTCCACTCCGCGCGAATCTGGCCGCGCTTGGCCAGCCAGTTCAGGAAGTCTCGGTTCTCCTCGAGAGTCATTTGCTTCCAGAACTTCTGAAAGACAGCTACCGAGGGAAGGGTCCAGTCGTCTACGACGGCACCGCCCTCAACGAGGAACTCAAAGAAACCTCGCTTGTCTTTCTCGGTGGCCCGGATCCAGCACTCTTTCAGCGTGGTAAGCCGATCGATCCCCACGAGCGGAGCAGGGCCCACGTAACTCGAACCCGCCGGCGTCCCCCACGAGTCGTACACCGGGTATGGCGTCAGATCCAAGTCCTTACGGATCTCAGCTTTCGACTTCGGCTCGATCTTCTTTGCCGACGAGTTCTTCAGGAGCCACGAACGACAGTTCGGAACCGTGATCTTGTCGACCGTTCCGTCGTTGTACGTGGCTTGGAACTCCACCCAGGTAATACCGTCTTCATCGTCGAAGTAAGAGATCCGCTCGATGTACATCCAGCGGTTCCACTTTCGAGCAGTGATGAGACCGATGAGACCGACCTTCGCCAGTCTCAAACTGGACCGCTGTGCCAAATCCGCGGGAAGAACCAAAGCTCCGTCGAAGAGCTCCATACCGGACAGGAGGAGCTGGTCCTCCCTGGGGTTCATCACGTAGTGCTTATCCACCAGACCCGAAGCCGGAGAAGCGATGTGCGGGTTGATCTTCTTGAACTCCTTGACCGAAGGCCACTCAGACTGGTCGTCCTCGACGTTCATTAGAAATCGCTCCCTTGCCGTGAAGTGATACCCTGAGAAATCGCGCTTGCGACGCATCATGTCAGTTACCGAAGTAGGTCGAGTAGGCGACGATCGGGTCGTCCAACAGGATGAGCGCCACGACACACAGCGCGATGATCAGGCCAGCGCACTTGAGGAAGCCCTCGAGGTAGTTGAGCGAGTGATCGTAGGTGTGCTGGCGACGGTGCTTGCTTTGTTTGGTCTTCAGCATTTTGTTCACTCTCTTTCGAATTCAGTCGATCTTGGGGAGGTATTCGAGCCAGGCCTCGATGTCGCGCTTTTCCTCGACACGGGGGTTCGTCGGGATGAAGCTCTTTCCGAAGCCGGTGGACGTATAGACGCGGAAGCTGCTGCCGGCCCGCACCACCCAATCTCCGACGAAGGCGGTTTTCTGGCGGTCGTTCATCGGGCGGACCACGGTGACCAGGATGTAGGGCTTCTTCTTGCCGTCCCCACCCTCCCGAACCTGCATCTGTCCACCGCACCACTTCGCGATGTCCTCGAAGTTTTCCGCGGAGACCTGCACGGCCTCGACAAAGAACGGACGACGTGCGAAAACGGCCGTCTGCATTTTGAAATCTCTTTCTCGAAGTGTTACTTCTTGTGAGCCACAGCGATGTGGACAGTGAGAGCTAAGGCGTACTTGAACAGCATTCCACATGTCGGGCAGGAATACATCAGAGAATCCTGTAGGGTTCCTGGAGCTGGGCGTAGCTGTACACCCGGTGCTCGTCGGTCGGGGTGAGTGTTTCGCCGGCGTCCCAGAAGGACTTGAGCCAGACGATCAGTTTCTTCAACAACTCAAGTCCTTCTTGGAGTAGGCCGTCAGCGCTGGTAGTCGTTGAGGGCGGTGCCGTCGTAGACGACGTTGTTCCACTTCTTGTAGGCGTCGAGGTAGAGCTCGTCCTTGTCGCCGTTGTAGGTGACCTCGTAGTACATGCCGTCAGGCAGAGTGGTGGAGAGCAGGCACTTCCAGTTCTGCAGGGTCTTCGCCCACCAGACGACGTAGATCTCGAAGTCCGGCCGGTTGTCGGACTTGTTGAGGTGGTAGCTCACATAGTCGTGAACGACCGCCGAGGCCAGCTCCTGGTACTGCAGCCGGTACTCCCTGGGGTTCGCGGGAACCGCCGGCACGCCCGGCTGGAACGTCGGCTCGATCAGCGATGGAACCGGGTTCTCCAGGGAGGCCTGTCCGAACACCGGGATGTCGACCCGTGTCTCGTCGTTCGGGTTGATGTTCACTGGCTCTCCTCCGGCGGGACGATGATCTGGTCCGACGCGTGGAACACGGTCAGCTTGGTCACGTTCAGGCCGCCGTCGTAACTGACCTCGTAGAGCCGGCTCGGGTCGTCCGCGGTCTTCAGGATGCAGCGCCAGTCGTGCCAGGAGCTGCTCGTCTTCGCGAAGAAGATCACGAGGATGTCGTCCGCCGTCAGGACCATGTAGTCCATCGTGTCGACGTTGACGTTGGTGTTCACGAAGTCCAGGACGATCTGGATCGCTCGGTCCTGGTTCTTCTTGGTGCCCTTGACGGGAGCCGGCGGGTTCTCCTCCGGAGTGGTCTCGTCGACCGGGATGGGCTGGGTCACGAGTTCTCGCTTTCCGGGAATTTGAAGTGTCGGGTCTGGGTCCGGGTGAATTCGACCATACTGATCGACGTGTCGCCGGTGCGGAAGAAGACTTCGTAGTAGTTGGTGTCGTCCAGGTTTGTGCGCATGACACAACGCCAGACGGAGGGGTAGTAGAAGAAGTCGAGCACGGTGACCTGGGCCTGGGAGATAGGGCCGAGAACCTGTCGCTCCTTCGTGCTGTTCACCGCCTCGAGAACGACCCTTCGAGCAAGGTCATAAGCCTCGCGCTCCGCGGTACCCCACGCGCCGCTGGTGACCGCGCTGTAGTAAGGGCCGGCGTAGTCGTCAGCGACCGGTTCCGGGTTCGACACCGAAGCCACCCCAGTTCTGATGATAGAGCTTGATACCGGCGTTCTCGATGTCCTTGAACATCTGGTCGACCAGTTGTGTACACCCCTCCTCGGGCGAGAAGTACCCGGTAAGTCTTTGACGGATGAGATCCTTGGCCTTCTCCAGAGCTTCTCGCTGAACGTCCCCATCGGGCAGATGGTCTCTCGTGCAGGCGTAGTCCTCTTCCTCTTCGACATCCGAGAGGTTGGTCACGCTGAGGGAGACGGACATATACATGCCCTGCATACTACCCATGACCCGCGAGAGCTTCTCGAAGGAATCAACACGTTCGTTCTCGGTCTGCGCCAGAACGTTCAGGGTCAGACTCGTGGTGTCGCTCACGAATTTGCCTCCGGCAGGTCGTCGTACTTCAGCTTGAACCGGTCCTCGTGCAGGTTGACGTAGATGGCCTTCAGGTAGGCCTTGATGCCGGAGTTGCCGTTGACCGACCACTGGTATGGCCGGATCACGACGTCGCAGAACTCGATCTCCGACCTGTCGATGATGTCGCAGGTCTCCTCGTCGAGAACGGTGCGTCCGCGGGAACTGATCAGCACGATGGTGGGTGGCCAGGAGCCGAACATGACTGCCACCTCGAGCAGGTAGCGGTTCGGATCCCCGTCGTCCCTACCCTCCTTGACCTTGACGTTCCACCCCTTGGACGCGAGGTCGTCCGCCTGGTCCTGGGTGAGCACGAGGTTGAAGTTCCGATCGCCCTCAGCGTTGTACATCTTCGCAACGCCGGCGAAGTTGGGGAAGAGGATCTGTGCCTCTTCGAACATCTCGATCTGTGCGCGTCGCATTTTAGTCTTTCTTTTTCGGGGCGATGCTGAAGCCGCCCAGGTCCTGCCTGATGTACTTGCTGGCGAACTCGTCCGAGAATTTCACATGTGCCCCCTACGGCAACACGGACAGTCTTTCTTGGGTCGGAGCGCCAGGTGACACATGCGGAGTGCGCAAGCCCAACAGTAGGTCATTTTGTGCTCCTTAATGAGGCGGGAGCCCCGAAGGACCCCCGCCGAATATCACTGCTGCGCGAGCTCGTACTTGGACTCGAACTCGCGTTTGGGGACTGCCCTGAACCCGCCATCGCGGGTCTTCATGACGTAGTCACCCTCCGAAGCCCTCTCCACCCCATTGATCGTCGGGATGTTCAGGGCCACGAACTTGCGGCTGGAGTCGACTGCGTCGTACTCCTCGATCTTGACTCCGCCGCACCAGAGAGCCGCCCTGTCGACATCGGCCGGCAGTACCTGAATTGCTTGCACGGTGTACATGATAACCCGGTATGTCTTCGGCATCAGTCACCGAACTCGACAGGGTAGTTGGCCGTTGCGATGGCCTTGTTGGCCCACATGGCCGACTCCTCTAGCGCCGTCATGGCCAGAGCGGCGTAGCGCGGGTCGAACGGCCCCATCTGGGTGTTGAGAATGATGGCCATGTTCATGTAGGCCTGACGAAGCTCCTGCATGAGCTCAGCCGTCGACTGCTGATACGTGGTCTTCTCGTCGTGGTCGACCACGGTGACCATCGCCGTCGCGGGGTGCGAGCTGAACCGGTTCTCGATCTGTCTGTTGGTCAGAGCCATTTCACACCCCCGTGTAGCGCTCGGCGAGACCGTTCAGGACTGACTGGTACGATGACTCCAGCCGGCTGACTGCGATGGTCCTGTGACGTCCCTCGTTGAGCTGAGCGACGACCGCGTTGGCGATGACGATGTAGGCCTGTGAGAAGTCGGACTCGATACCGTTCCGCTCCTCGTTGTCTGTGGGCGGAGGGGCCGCGAAAGCCTCCTCGATGTCCTCGACCTCGATGGTGCTAGCCATTAATCCCCCTGTACCCGGTGAACTCTTCGCAGTCACCGAATTTCTCGATGGTCTTTCGAGCTTCATCGACAAGCCGCTCGAAGTAACTCATGTCGATGGCTTCTTCTGGCAGGGTTTTGGCGATGTCCGCCTCGACCCAGAGGTATCCCTTTGTGCCGGCCACCGCGTATGGTTTTTCGTCCATGACTCGGTAGAGGATGCCCCCGCCGAATCCCTCCCGAACTGGAACGAACAAGCCCGTCCGTCCGACGAAGTGGAGCTCCGGCTTGTCGACAACCTGCGCCATCGGCTTGACCGAATCGAAGTCCAAGTACATAGCCCCCTTCGAGACGTGCTTAGTCTCGCAGAGATCCTTGAACTCGATTTCCTCGCCGGAGAACATCATCTTGAACACGTAGGGATGCTGGAACTGTGCGCCCACGGCGGTCCACTTCGTCTTCCAGGCGTCGTGGTTCGGTCCCTCGAGTGTCAGAGGAACAACCTTGCCGGCGACATACACGGCATCATTCACGAGACAGAACTTGTCGTACGTAGCCTCGTGCTCGAACGTGTATCCGTACTTCTCGCCGAACTTCGTAACCTCCTCGATGATTTCCGGTGTCGCGTTCGGAATCTTGATCGAGTCGGTCTTGATGTGGGCGACCGTGAAGCCACGCTCCTGAACGAAGTTCTTAAGGTCGATCATGAACAACGCGCCACGCTTGGCGACGAAATTGTCCACGTTTCGCATGTCCCTGAAAGGGTTGTCGAACTTCGCGGATGTCAGTCCGTAGACGATGTTGATTGCGATCTTGAGAGCATACGACAGACTCTCCAGGTCACTCTCATCGCCGTCAACAAACTCAGCGAGCTTACCTCCAAGAAGAGTCCGGGCACGATCGAGTTCTCGGTGCTTAATCGCCAGACGTGCTTCTGTGAGGTCTGAAAATCGATCGGTATAGTCGCCGAAGGCCCGAAGGATCTTGATCGAAGTTGGATGCATGGACGCCACGTCCAGAAGTGCAACGTCGGTGTACATTCCGGGCTCGGCGTAGACATAACCACCTTCACCCACGTCCTCCCCGCGGTACGTGCTGCGACCTCGGTCGAACACATAACCCGGAAAATCGCGATCCAGCTTCGTATACACGAACTCACTTTGCGCATTTCGGTCCTCTCCGAAAATTATTCGCGCGGTGTGCTTTTGAGTCGTGTCGTTCGGGGTCAGCCCACTCAGAGCCGCCAGAATAAGCCGGGCGTTGTAATCACCACGCCTAGCTTCGAACACGGCTTCGGTTGAGGAAACATCGTTGGAGCAGTACTCCACCACACTCTTGATTCGATCCTCCGGAACCGGCTGATCCCAGGGAATATCCATCTCCTTGTGAGGGATCCCGAGCTCGATCTGCCACTTCTTCAGCCCCTGCTTCTTCGAGGCGAAGTCGTAGATGTCCGTCCAGGAAAGGTTGTAAGCCTCACCGAACATGGCACCGATGCTGCCGTCGATGATTTTCTGAGACAGCTTGTAGAGTTCCTCGTTGTTCAACCCCAGGTACCGCCCCCACAGGATGTGGTTGTCGTACCGCCGGTTGTTGAACCCGACAAGCTTTAGACTCAGAAGAGCCTCGACATCTTGCGGCGAGGGGTTGATCATCGGGACGACGTTTGACTCGCCCTGGAACTTCCAGCAGATCACGAACAGGTTTGGATAGACCTCGACATCGAAGAAGACCAGACGGTCGTCTTTAGCCTTTGGCTCCGGCTTGTCGCCAGCCGGAACGTCGTCGGACTTGAACTTCATCCGGCGAACGATCTTGAGGCACTGCAGCGGCTGGTTCGAGCTGTTGTTGGCAAAGGTGATGATCTTGGGATACAGGTCTTCGACGTTATAGACCATTCCCGACTGGTACGCGTCCTCGAGGCACTTCGCGATGAAGTCTACGGAAGGCTTCGTTCCAGGATGGATCTCCTTCCGCAGGTTGCGGGCGATCAGGTCCCGTAGGGCCTTCTCACTCTGCATGGTGGACTCGAGGAGCACCTTTTTCTCCTTTACTCGCAGGGCCCCTGCCGGTATCTCAGCAACCGGTACGTTGTTGCATCGACTGAGCCTTCGACGAAGTGACATGTTTCCCGTGAAGACCTTGACTTCAATTCCCGGAGAATGATCCGAAACGAGTTCTGAGGGATCTCCGTGGGGATAATGGTAATGGAGATGGACTCCTCCACCGCCCTGGCTAAGCTCGCCGTAAGTGGGCGGCCACTCGCTAGCAGCCTCAAGATTTCTCTCAAGAGACTTAGCACCGGTCTTATCCTTCAGGTCGAAGTCAATGACTATGTGCGTGTCTGGTACTTGGACGTAATGCAGCCTCGATGTGTCGATTTCGGCCAGCGTTGTCTTGACGTCCATCCAACGCTTTAGTGGTGTCTTGTCTTCCTTGGCGTACTGAGCCGCACAATCAGCATACTCAAGGTCGAATATCGAGTGGGTGTCCTCCATGACCAGCGAGAAAGAACTGGCTTTGGAATCGACGGGGGCCTTGAAGGAGTGTCCTTTGAACCCCGAGTAGTAGCTCCGGACGACCTCGCCGTTGACGGTGTCTCGGTCCTTGAACTCCTCGAAGTAATTCCTAAGCTCCTCCCTCACCTTATATTGCGGAAGCGGCCTATCAATACCCGTGTCTTCGCAGAAGGCCTTGTACAGGACATACGCCTGCTTAAGGGAGACCCCATCCTGAGACTTGAAGATATCGTAGTTCGCTTCGATGAAGTTGAAGAAGATGTCCGTTTGCAGCATCATCTCGAGCGGACGATAGCTGTTGTAGTAGTTCTTTCCTAGTGACCGATATACCTCGAGGCAATGATGCGCAATGGCTCCGAGCTCGAAGTCAATCCTCGACATCAACGCGTGGTAATGCCGAGGCGCCAGCTTTTCCCCGGTGGGATGGACGTCGATGAGCCGGCGGATGATGCCCGACTTTGCGTCCGAGATCTTCACTGGCTGATTCGTACCCATGAACAAGAACGCGTTGACCCTAGCCGTGTAACTGGGCTTGTACTTCGCGTTCATCGTCATGTCTTCGTGCGAGATGATCGAGTTCAGCTTGGTGTTGTCCTCGATCTTGGAGAGGTCACCATCGTGCTGCATAGCGACCAATGGGTTAGAACCGAAGACTTCCGTAGCGAACGTCCCGTTGTTAGAACCGAGAGCCTTCGCTTCGAAAGTCGTGGTGTACCCGTCGAACAACTTCTGGATGATGTTCAGCACCGTGGACTTACCGGTGCCGGCAGGACCATACAGGACCAGGAATTTCTGGATGTTCTTCGAATCACCAGAAACTACAGCCCCGATAGCCCATTCAATCTTCTCGCGCTCCTCGGGCGAATAGAGAGTTCTGACCAGCTCATCCCACGCTGAAATATCACCAGGCGCGAGCTCGTATGGCAACCGCTTCGAGACGTAGTCCGTCTTCTTGACCTTGGTGTTCGCAAATGTCAAGCTGTTGTCAAGCTGGTGCGCGTTGTCGCTGACCTGACTGACGAACTTCCGGAATTGGTTCCATCCATTACTTCCGAAAGACCGCATGTACTTGGTGACAGCGACATTGTTTTTTGCAGCGTAAGCCTTGAGCTGTTCATCTACGAGACGCTGAACGTCGTACTCATCCGTAGACCAAAGGCCTGCCATTTCGTCCCAAATTGCGTAGAACGACCGGCTTCGGACCATAAGATCCTTAGACCGGCCGACTACGAAGTCTGGAGCTATTTCGGTTTGACCTTTGTTAGGACCTCTCTCGATAATACGTTCTGCAATTTGAAAGAAATCCATGAACCCTCCTCTTGGAGTTAGTAGCGTTCCAGGAGGTATGAGTTCATTTGATCCCAGAGTTCAACTTCCCTCTGGTCCTCCAACGGTTCGACCAGAGGGAATAGACCGCCACGGCCGTCGTAGTCGTAGGTCCTCCAGATCACGACATCGAGAATATCCTCGACTTGATCAGGGCTGTACTCCAAGCTGTCGCGGTGGTCGAACAAACCCAGATTGTTGAGAAGCTCCATGAACCAGTAACGAGGCTGACTGTCCATTTGGAAAGCCAATCGTTGAGCCATCGCTACGAGTAGCTCGAGCATGGAACAGTTCATGGTGAGCCAGCCATCGGGAAGGCTGGTCGTGGGATGGTCGCGAAGGTAGTCTTTCCTAAGCTCGCGACCATCCGCGGCACGGTTGTCATCGTTCGGAACCCAGAAGACGAATTGCTTCTTGTGGAGGAGGCGCATGAGGTTCCAGTATGCGCTCGAAGGATCGTCTTTGTGACTATCCGCGCCGACTTGTTGGTAGAGCCACTTGAAGTAGGTCTCCTCGATCGGCTTGCTCACGACCTACTCTTCCGTCTGCCCGGCCACGTGCTCGGAGTACTTACGCTCGTCTCGGACGATCTCGAACTCGGTCTGGATCGCCTCGTTTCGTATGTAGACCACGTTGTCCTCGCCGGCCTTCTGACCGAACTTGGTGTGGAAGTTCTCGCCGACCAGCTTTGGAACCATCTCGACCGTTTCGTCGCGCTCGTCGGCGAGGATTCCGTCTCCGGCGTAGAAGGTCAGCTGCACCTGGTCGAAGTTGTTGTCGTTGGCGGTGAACTCGTCACTCGAGATGACGTAGGGGTATCCGGGGTCTTGCTTCTCGATTTCCAGATCCTCCTCCGTCAACTCGATCGGGCCGCGCTTGAAGATGTTCCTGAGCTCGACAGAAGCTGCTCGCTTCTCCTGAAGCGTATTCGGAGGGGTCTGGCCCTGGTAGGTTCGAAGCTGGTCGAGGACAACCAGTTCCTTGCGCTTGTCGACGGGAATAAGCGCCTCAACCGCCCCTTCCGGAGTGGAGAACTCCTCGGTCTTGTGGAGCTTGGAGTAGAACAGCTTGGTCTGCTCGACCTCCCTGGCGAGAGTCTTCTCGAACTCCAGCTCGAGGTATCGCTTTGTCAGGAAATAGCCGGCGGCCGCGCCAAGGCTGACACCGCCGACCACACCCGAGGCGAAGACGAAATGCGTCTTTTCCATCTCTTCCTCAGATCTTGTCGTAGATGATGCCGTCGACGTTGAAGTCCAACCAGATAGAACGCTCCTGGCCGGTGACGAAGAGCATCCCCTGGTGCTGATCGCGACTGAAGATGCCGAAGTCCACGACCTTGGCCGGCTCGTTGCCCTTGGCCTTGATCCAGCCCACGACCGCGCCGTCACGCGTTCGCTGGAGTCCGATCATGTCGAGGACGTCGTTGACGAAGAGGTGGCCTTGGAGGTTCAGACGGTCGTTCGCGTAGTTCTGGATCCCACGCAGGTAGATCGCGTTGTACGAGGGCTCCTTGCTCCACGCCGGGCAGGCCTCGTCGAACAGCACGGAGTGCGCCCCGCGGCCGGTGATGGCACGCTGCTTCTTGGCGATCTCCTTGTCGTCCGCGGTCTTCTCCATGACCTCGTACTCGGAGAACTCGTCCCTGAACTCCCGGGCCTTCTCCTCACCGAACTCTGCCGCCACCCTCTCCTGGTAGGCGCGGTAGGCCTTGTCCACGCTGGCGTAGGCCGCGGTGATGGCGAGGTTGCGCGAGCTGAGGATGTAGTGCGAACCCGTCAGAGCAGCGATCGACACGACACCGCAGAGAACCGCCGGCGCGTACAGCGTCCCGACGGAGCGGACGGCCTTCAGGTAGATCAGGATCTGGTCCCGACGGAAGTCTTCCTCCGAGTACTCGTCGCCGCGGTACTGGCGGAGCGCGGAGGCCTGACCCATCTTCTTGTGCGTGTCCTCCAGGGTCTCCTCGAGCTTGAGCGTGGCGCGGCTGGCGAGGATGACGGTCCCGACCATACCGGTGACGCCGACGGCGAACAGGATGACTGGCGAGTGCTTCTGCAGCTTCAGTGCGGTTCGGCCCAACTTAACCGTGGCCGCGCTCTTGAGCGAGTTAATGAACTTCATTATCCTCAGATCTTTCCTTGTTTCTGAAGGGACAAATATACTGCGACGATTTGCGATTCGCTCATCGCATTGACCTTCTGGTGCCACTTAGAGCTTTTGTAGGCACTCTTTATGGCGTCGCGCTTTTGTGCCGTGTTCATCTTGCTACGAGATGGGTGAGGTTGGAGGCAGGTCGAGGACGTATCCGGATCGGATTCTCACGACCGAACTTCCCTGAAGATCTCCCCAACCCCACTTGTTGTCGGTGAACTGCTCCGAGATCCCCACGATATCGTAGAGATCGGCGACGGTGACCTGTCCGTACTGCTCGAGAAGCATGTACATCCGGCGAAGAACTTCTTCGCCCTCAGCACGGGTTGCGAGAATTATCTCGTCGAAGTCGTGCTGAGAGCGACCGCGGTGACTAATTTCACGGCCTGGCACTTCACGGCGCGAGGGGGACGCCGGCTTCGAGAATTTGGTATAGTTCGTGTACCCCGCAAGACCAGAACTACTAGACCCCCATCCGGTTCGGCGACTTGCGGTTCGAACGGTCCCGAACATAGCCCTTTCCATACCCTGGACGACCATGTCGAGGAGCGTATCCTTGGCCGCGGGAAGAAAGACATCGTGCATCACGAAGTCAATGACGGTCCGCCCGTCAGCGCCGAAGAAGGTCCTGAAGAACCGCTTCGACAGTGGCATCTTACGACGAGTTACCGGGTTTACAGTGACCTTCTCGACGAGCTTTTCCTCTGGTTCCGGTCGAGACACGGATTTGGGAATGTTAACGCGAGGGAATTCGTCCACTTTTTGCCTCGATCTGAACGAAAACTAAAAGACCTTGTTAGGGTCTCTCAGTTTGAGATGGTTACTTGCGGAACGCGGGCTTGATGGACTCGTTGTAGAACGCGGCCACCTCGTCGATCTGACGGTCCGTGAACTCCGACACCTTCTCGGCCAGAAGGGCGCCGATGACGAACGCCGTGACGGGGATCGTGACGGTCTGTACACGAGTCGTGGGGGCGGTGTTTCGGGCGATGATCTGGCCGACGATGACGGAAGTCCCGGAGGCGACGATGACGGAAGTGGCTCGCTTGAACAGTTCGAGCTTGGTCATTTCGATTTCCTTTCGTAGGGGTCTCATTATAGGGCTTGTAAATATCGCGAGAAGGCGGGCACATGTTCTAACGGGGGCGTGTTCTTCGGCTGTCGTTTATAAGTTGGCATCCGGGTAAGAGATCTCCAGACCCCTCAGTACCGTAAGATCTCTTGCCAACTCCCGCTGTCTCGTCTTTCGGGTGAAGCTACTTACTGGCGATTCGCCGTCGCATGGCCTGGGCGATCTCGACGTGCGACATCTTGGAAAGCTCCGTCTCAGTCGGGTCCCGATCCTCACGGATCCAAGCCGGCCGCGGGTCCTGGACCTCGTCGACCTGGGTCAGAGTGGGGGAGACCCCTCCGATCTTGGCGATGTCGTTGGTCAGGTCCTTGGGGATGATCGCCCGGATGAACTCGGCGGACTTCTCCCCGTCCGTGCAGATCTCCATGAAGATGACGGAGAAGGGCTCGCTCGAGACGAACTCGTCCCAGTACTCCGGCTTCTTGACGAACCGCTTCCCGTCCTCGGACCGACGGCCGTATGCCCGTCGGAGGATGTCCTTGAACACGGGGATGATGTCGAACTTGTTGTTGGAGTTCGCGATCTTGCGGAGCTTGGCCGCCATGTCTTCGCCCTCGCCGTACTCCGCAGACATGTCCACGAGCTCGGCCTTGGTGAGGTTGAAGTAGCAGTCCTCGTAGACGGTCTCCCCGTCGAAGTTCTCGTACTGGACGGTCTTCTTTAGCATGGGTTTTCTTTCTTATTAGGAGTGGTTTTACTCGGAGACGGTCGCGGTCTCGTCCTCGACGGACTTCTCCGCCTTCTTGAGGCGCTTGATCCCGTACACCACGCCGGCCGCGGTACCGACCACCGCGGCGCCGACCAGAAGACCAACGACGCGCCCCTTTGTGAGGGTGGGGGCCTTCGCCACGACGTTCTCGACGGTCTCGACGACCTCGGTTGCCTTCACGGCCGCCTTGACTGCGTTCTCGGATGCCATTTTACTTGCTCACTTTCAGTTGATGCGGCTGTAGCCGCGGATGGGGTTTACCTTGAACGAGACCACAAGACACGGCTTGCTGTCGTCGGTTAGTGCGGTTGAGAAGCTGAGATCGAGTAGCTGGTCGACGTTCCAACCGAACTCGTCAGAAACGGATGTTCTCGAGAGACCGATTCTGTAGTAGAAATCGGTAAGGGACGCGTAGAAGTCGTTGATGACTTGCGCGTTGGTGTCGTTCTTAGCCGCGTTGAGCTTCTCCACGGAGCTCGTGAAATATCGGCCGCTGTAGTCGTCCCGGCAAAGAACGTCGCCGCTGACCATGACGATCTCGCTGCTGACAGGATCTTTAGTGACGTGATCTTGTGCGATCTTGTCACGTATGGCTCGTTCCTTGTTCTCGCCGTAAGTCTCGATGACCTTTTCGCGATACTCGGTGTAGGCCTTCTCGGACAGGGTGTAAGCCACGGCCATGGCGGCAGCTCGGCGGTTCCCGATGTGGTTCGAACCGATGATGCACGCGATCGTAGCCGCACCGGAAAGAACTGTCGGGACGTAGAGCTTCCAGACCAGCTCGAGCTTTTCGCGAGTCTCGAGACCGTCTTCGTCGTTTAGTCGAGCTGCGAGATCTTGCTCTGCGAGGATTCGACTAGCCTTGAAAGATGCACGGCCGGCCAGATAAGCCGTAGTGACGGACCCAGTGACCGCGATGGACGCCAGGATCGTTGGTGAGTTGTCAGCAGTCAGCTTGAGTGCCTTTTTGCAAATATCCGCGAAACGCATTAGTTGCACGTCCCTGTGTTCTGCATGGGCGGCCAGGAGAAGCGATGCCGGCCTCGAAGGTCTCCGTAAGAATCGAACCCTCGGTTTATGTCAGCCAGGAAGTTGGACCACTCCACGAGGTTGTCATCGACCTGGTCGGCCTTACGACGAAGATGAAGGCGAACCTCCTGAGCCAATCGGACGCTGTTCGTGTGGAACTTCTGAGCCGTGGCCTTGATGGCCGGCGTCTCCTCCGAAATATAGATCCCGGTGAGGAAGACCAACAGTGCTGCGAACGCAACCCCGAAGAGGGCCGAGAACCAGAGGGCGAAGGTTGCGGTGAAAGTCAAAACAGCGTAAGACATAATACCCATTCCCCTTCTTTGAGAAATATGAGAGACCTTGTTAGGGTCTCTCATGAGTGATTGTCTAGTTCTCGGAGGTCTTGTTGTCGAGCTTCTTCTGCACGGCGATCACGAGGGTCGTCGCAACCACCGGAAGCACGATGCGCGTGCCGACGATGATGGCGACCTTCTTGACGTCGTCACGGTTGAGGTTCTTCAGCATGACAGGTCCTTTCGTAGGGGTCTCATTATACGACTTGTAAATTCTGCGACCTCCTAGCGAAATGTCCCCCCCCCGGGAATTTTTTGCTATTTGAAAACGTGTGCCGAAGCAAGAATAAGCGATTTGCACAGAGCGTCGGTGACCTTGACGACCACCACGCCAGCCACGATCACGCCCACCGAGTTGATAACGAACTCCTGCGCAGACTTCGAAATGTGCTCGGGGTCGTACATCACTTGCGCCGGGGGGAGCGGGAACAAGTTGTTTGGGGGAGCGTCTTTGACCAGCTTCACGAGGAACGAACGGTTCTTGAACATCATCGCCTCCAGGCAAGAATTAAACGATCTGTAAATCTGATCGTGGCCCAGTTTTCATAGGGGTCTCATTATAGGGCTTGTAAATCCTGCGAGGCAAAAAGAAAGGACGTGTAGTTAACACGCCCCTTCTCTCGATTCCTTAGAGGGGTCTGGATGATTCGTCCTTTAGCGGAGCTTCGTAACGAAGCCCAACGCCTTTGAAGTGACGACGTGCATCCTCTCGTGGTTGAGGATGAGCAGGATCCCGAGGAGGTTCGCGCCGGCGGTGATCAGCACATCAAGGCTGATCTTGTCCGAGGGGGTTTGAATCTCTTCCTGGAGCTTGATCATCTTGCTGAGCTGGTCGACCGCGTTGCTGTACTCTTCAGTGCCGCTGGTCATTCCCCGGATCTCAGAGAGGATGTCTTCGATCACTTCATTGGTGCGGTGGACGTTCGTGGGAACGAGCGGCTCACGCTTTTTGAAGACGTTGATCATTTGACGGCCTTTCTTTAGGGGTCTCATTATAACCCCTGTAAATATCGCGACCCCCATTCGTCTAGGACGTCTGGTTGCGGAACGTGACCTCGGACTTGTCGACCACGCTCTCCGGAGGCCCGTTGAACTGCAGGGCCACATATTTCTGCCCGTTGCGTTCCTCGACCCTGAGGTCGCCGTCGAACTTGTCGTCGCTCCGGTTGTACGAGCGGGTTGAGTAACCCAGGATCAGACCAAGGAAGACCGCCACGAGATTGATGGTCCCGTTGAGCTCGTCGGCGAACGGAAGCCCCCAGATCTGGGATAGACCGAAGTAGAGCGCGCCGGCTCCAGGAAGCAGAACCGTGACGATGAACTTGAGAACGTTGTACATTCGATTGCTCAGAAAGGCCGAGCTAGAGTCGCTCATGGTTTTTCTCCGAGTCTTTTTTGTTGTTGATCTCGACGAACCGAGGATATGACTGTATTCGAAGAGAAGAAACTTCCTGCATGATTCTTTCGGCGACGCCGTTGCCGCCCATAGCCTTGTAGGGGTCGAAGAGGTAGTTTCGAAAGTCTTCGAACTCGTCTCTCGAGATCCAACCCCTCTCGATGTACTGCATCCCAAGATGCATAATCTTGTCGTAGGCTAGCCCCATCAGAAGACGAGAGGACGCGCTTTTGGCGATGTTCCGCTGCAGAATATAGGCCCAGAATCCGGATGAAGCACCGATCGCAGTGAACGCCACGATCGCGGCTTGAACCCAAGGGTCCATTACTTGTTCCTCCTTAGGGCGTTAAATCAAACTTGTTTCCATTCCCCCGCGTAACGCACCCATGGTTGAGCAAGCTTCCAGACTCCACCGTCCCTTACATAAGGAACAGCCTCTTTCCAAGTCGAGCCATCTAAGACAAAGGCGCCGGCCTTCGTTGCGAGTACCGTTACTGGGGAATATGGACCCCAGCCGATTGCGTTCCTAGCCCTTGACCAGAAGTAATAAGTCGTACCGGGATTTAGACCGGTAATTGTCATTGCTCCTGAATATGTCGCAGCTCCAGCAGGACTGGCGTTGCTGTTTGTGGTGTTCCAGACTACTTGGCGCTGCACGATGGCATTACCGCCGTCGCCATTGACCGTGAACGAAACATCGACTGTTGTTTGTGTCGGATTAGTCAGAACCGGGGCGTTTGTGGCGTCCGGAACCTTGAGCGTGGTGAAGCTTCGAACGCCAGACCAAGGTCCCCATCCTTTGGAGTTGTGAACCCTTGACCAGAAGTAATACGTTGTTCCTGGAGTAAGCCCAGTGACGTTCGTAGAACCGTCGGACGAGATTACGGTCCCGGTGGAATTGTTGTTCGTGGTGCTGTATCGCAGTTGACGCTGATCGATGGCAGCACCGTTACTGGCGCCATCATCGAAACTGGCCGTGACCGAGACGCTTCCGATGTTCGTGAATCGGACCGCCCCCGAGATACCAGGAGCGGATGCCCGATCGATCGCAACACTGAAAGTCGTCGGACCACCGAAACCACTCGTCCCGGTGTCAAATATCCGGAATGTGACAGTTTGGTCGGTTGTGACATTCCAGCTACCGAACTTTACCCAGCCAGCGCCAGCTGAATACCGAGTCTGCCGGTCGTTGTTCGTATTGCCGTTTACTGTGTAACCCCACGGCAATTCGTTGTTGAACGTTGTGCTGTTGTGTGAATTGAGCCAGAACTCGACGTCTCCGCCAGTGTCCCGGATCATCATCTCGCCGGAGTTGCCCGTGTTTTTCTTGTAGTCAACCACGAGAACACCTACCCGATGATCTTGAAGTAGATATCCCCGTCGTTACCGCCCGATGGACTGGCTGTTCCGGAGCTGATACCGGCCGCCGTTCGATAAGCGGACTTGCTGGCGGGCACCAGAGTCTTGACCGCGGCGATGTAGTCTCTGGTTCGGTTGATCTCTCGAGCACCCCAGCGAACTCGGCCGTCTTCGCCACTGTCTGGTACCAGCGCGTATCCGGCGGCGGTAGCCTGATCGCCAATGGCCATGAATATAACCTCCTTCGCTAAGGTTGAGTGTTCCAGTACTCAGTAGACCCCATGTCTTCCCAGTCCTGAGTGTAGTCCCAAGCGGACCAGGAACCGGGGGTGATGAACTTGCTGAGAGAAAGGGTGGGGTAGGTCTTGTCGCCCGTAGAATCCGAGACAAATATCTGCTCGGTAACTCGCATGTCGTTCGACAAGCCGTCTTTAGTTTGCATGGTGACCAGGTCGCCGAGATAGTAATCCTGGTTGTACTTGTACTTGCTGAACTGCGCAATCTCGCCGTCGAACGACCAGATCTCACCGTACTTGGCGAGCTCGTCCCTACCCCGCTTCTGAAGCTTTGCCTCAGCTGTGGACCAGGGCTCGTCGATGTCGCTCGCGTTCACCAAGATGGTCTTCCAGGTGAACCCAGAGACTAGTGCCGGGTTGAAACCGACGGGGTTTACCAGAAGGGACCCAGAAGGACTGGTCACCATCGCCGTTGTTCTGTAGTTCGCCGTCGAAGATAGCTCGGTGACGTTCTGCAGATTGTCCAGCTCAGGCGAGAACACTACAGCCGGCAACGTGGATTGTTGGGACGTACGATCACTACCGGGGTAGATGTCGTAGTAGAGCTGGTAGTTCGTCTTGTTGAGAATCAAACGGAAACCCAAGTCGTAAATATCACACAACGACTTTGTGGTGTCGTACACCGTAGTAGGCTCGATCGTCCACGTGATGCTGTCGGCCGGCTCAGCGATGTTGTCTGTCGGCAGGAAGGATCCCTCCACCACCGACGGAATGATGTCCTTCGCATTCAGCGAGCCGGTGACGCAAATATCGTGGAAGACCTTCTTAGCCACCGCAACAGGGACGTCTGTAATGACCCAGTTCGTGGTGGCCCCATGCGAGGGAATTGCGATTCGACTTTTTAGAATAGCCTCGAGAGAGCTTCCTGTTACCTTGAGGATCTGCTCGCCCTCGTCGGAAACAGAATCCTCGACAGTCTCTACCGTCATCACGTAGTTAGACTCGAGGAGGCCCAGAAGCGTACCAGGCTTGAAGCGAGTACGATTCTGCAGGGTCGAGTACAGGTGAAGCTCGAAGTCTCCGATGTCGCGGTATCTCTCCGCCCACACAAGAGACTTGAACTTGTCTACGAGCTGGGATCTACGGTAGAGACTGTCGAGGATATAGACGTCCACTACAGGCCTCCGTACCTGTTGAAGTAGTTGATCGTGTAGGGGATGGCTGCTCCCGTTGTGTAGATTCGCAGCTTGTTCGTACCCCGGGTTAGTTGAATATAGGTGGATTGAGGAGAAACCCCGTATAGAACGGAAGTCGTCACGCTCGATCGAGTTAGGTCGGCTCTCTTGTCGCCGTAAACGGTGCTTAGAGTCAGCACGTCTCCGCTTAAAAGAGAGCCGACAAACTCGAGCGTTCTTATACTTCCGTCCGGAGTCTCGTGATACACAGTGAAGTCGGATTCCGTACGATTCACCGAGATCACTATCTCAACGCCGGTTTGGCTGGTTCCGGGATAGTTGACCGTAAGCTGACCGTCTGACATAGTCGATGAACTCGACGTCGAACCGGTCAGCGTGACTTCGTCAGGATCGACAAAGTCCGGGTCAAAGCAGACGATGGAAATATCCACAGCCGGCTCTTGTACGAACAGGTCTGATTCGAAGGTCTCGACGCGCCCGGTGATCGAAACCTCGGGCGCGTCGTCTCGGATGAAATTTAGCGTGACTTCGCTCTGGGGCATGAGGTAGTCATACAGCCTATTTCGGAGATCTGACACCGAATCGACCACATAGTCGGGCTCGAGGCCTAACCTGATCTTAATGTTTCGGTTTTCTCTGTGGCTAGACTGATACTGACTACCCGGCCCGTTCGCGAAGCTGGACGACACAATGGTCGCCTTTACTGGATCCAGACCTTCTATGTTCTCGACAATGATTCCGTCAGTAACATCGTCGAGAGGAAGGGACAGGAGGTCGCCCTGCGCCGATCGAATGTCCAGTTGCGTGATCATGATGCGCTGACGACCTCCTTAGCCTTCGAGATTTGGTTCTTCGTGTTGCGATAGATCTCCGCCGTCGACAGAGCCTTGGGGGATGTGTTGTACTGATTGAACGTGATACCCCCAACACCAGGAACTCCGCTGTTTCCGTCCTCGTCGTCCTGCCCGGCCGCGATTGCTTGAGACACGACAGACGCTTGAGAATATGCCCCGTCCACGGAGAGGGTCATCTTCGGAATCAGGTTCGAAATTCCTGGAGCGGTTCTCTCGATGTTTGTGAGATCCAGAACCGGTCGAATAACCGGCTGTGTATCAATCGAGGATATAGACATCTTGGAGACATCCTCGAGTGTCTTCGACATAGTCGATAGAGCGGTCTTGCCGACCTCGGCGGAGGCATCCTCCACAGCCTTTGCGGAGTTCTCGAGTCCGAGGGCCATACCTTGTCCGGAGAACTCACCCACTTCTTGGAATTCCTTAGAGGGTGAGTTGATCCCCAGAATATCTTTTGCGGCGTTCAGGGCAGAACGAGCAACGTTCATTGCCGCGTTCGTAACCCAGGAAACGCCCGAGGTTAGACCGCTGACCATTCCCTCTACGATAGCGGAAGCCAAGTTTCGGCCGGCCGCGTTCATTCGGGACTGGTTTTTCCGAATAGTGTCTGCCAGCGTGTTGACATAACCGATGATCATGTCTGCGCCGGCTTGCTGGACTCGACCGTTGTTGTCGGCGATGCCCTTGATGAAGGCGACCGCAACGTCCGTGGCCTTTGAGACCACCTTGCCGATGTTCTTGGCGATACCGTCCAGAAGCCCAATCAAGAGCTTAAGGCCGGCGTCCACCATTCTCGGGACGTATTTGTTCAACGTCTCGAGCATCAGCGTTAGAAGGTTCAGCAGAGTGTCTACGATCTCAGGTGCGAGAGTATTGATCGCGCCAATCAGAGACATCAAGACCGTGGTTATGGCCTCGAGGATTGCCGGTCCTGCCTCCGCGATGACTCTTGCGAAAGCGACGACAGCCAAACCGATCTGCTCCACAACCATGGGGAGCAAACCAACAAGGCCGGCAACGATGCCCACGATCGCAGCTGTTCCAGCGGCCCCAGATACAGCGAGAGCCGTTAGCGCTACGGAGAACGCAAGTACTCCAACACCTGCCAGTGCCATTCCAGCGCCGAGCAGAGTAACTGCAACCCCAAGCCCGATGAGGGTGGGGATAACTGGCGTTAGAAGAGCTCCGGCGATTCCTAGAATCGTAAGAGAAGCAGCGAGAACCAGAAGGCCCTTTCCGATCTCTTCCCAGGACATACCGCCGAAAGCCAGCAGAACTGGAGCCAGGATCGCCAAAGCCGCGGATACTACGAGCACCGCTGCGGCTCCAGAAACGGCTCCCGTCATGAATATAACCGCGGTAGCGATGATAGTAAGTGCTCCGGCAAGTGCAGCCAGACTCTTACCTATGGATTGCCAGTCCATCGCACCTAGTCGACCAAGTACATCTGCGACTTGCCCCAGGGACATAGCCACGATAAGCACGGCCGCAGCACCGAGAGGCGCCGTAGGTGGAATCAGGGTTACAGCCGCAGTGATGATCGTAAGAGCGCCAAGCATGGCCGTAAGGCCCTTGCCTATTTCACCCCAAGACATCTGGCCCATTTGTTCGAGGGCATCTGCGACTTGACCCAGCGATAGGGAGGTAATAAGAATTGCAGCAGCACCAAGAGGTGCCGTTGGTGGGATGAGCATAAGCGCTGCGGTTAGGATTGTTAGTCCCCCCGCAAGCGCTGTCAGTCCTCTGGCTATCTCTCCCCAGGACAGCTGAGCGAAATCCCCGACAGCGCTTGCGAGGATCTTTATACCCGCAGCAAGGAGGATTAAACCAGCACCTTGAAGGATGCCGCCCTTTTCCACCCCTGCAAACTTGACGAAGAGCCCTAGGGCTCCTAGCAGCGACCCGACGCCTACGAGACCCTTCGCCAAGTCCTCCCAGCTGATTCCGGAAAGATCTGTCACAGCGCTTACTAGTATTTTCACCGCTGCAGCCAAGGCGATCATGCCAAGCCCCGTCGAGATCATACCCGCGGGATTCGGCATGAACTGACCAACAGCAACCAGAGCGCCCATAAGGACGGTGGTTCCCGTCAGACCCTTAGCCAGACCATTCCAGTCTAGAACCGCCAGTTTAGTGACGGCATCAGCCAGGACGTTTACAGCCGCGGCCATGAGGATCATAGAAGCCGCCACGAAGGGCATCTTCGCAAACCCAACAAAGCCCGAGAACTTCTCAAATATGAGAAGCGCGGCAATCAGTTGCGTGAACATCGTAGCGATAGCTACTGACGCCCTTGTAAGGCCAGCAGCGTCAATCTTCGCCAAGGTGTTCATGGCCACAGCAAGAATACCTACGGCAATGGCGATCTGCAGAAGAGTCGCCGCGCGCAAAGTGTTCTGCATAGTGGCTAGAGTGTCAGTGAAACTCGAGATTGTGTCACTGATCTGCTCGAATATGCTGTCTCCCCCGCCACCGAACATAGACCTAAGGCTTAGCAAGAAAGCAGCCAGAAGACCTGTGTTAAGTCCGGCAAGAACCTGGGAGAAGTCAAGCGTTTGAACGAGCTCGGCGATCGTTGAACCGAACTCGCCTAGAGAGCTTGCCGCGTTTCTGGCGAGATTCGCCATGGTGGTGGCAATTGCCCCAAGGATCGAGAGAGCCTTGTCCCAGACGGTGGAGATAAGCTCGCCGAGGGGTCCTAAAGGCTCCAGGCTCTCTGCGAATTCCCCAATAGCGTCCGTCGACACGTTGTTGTTAACCGTGTCGAACAGTTCGCCAAGAAAACCAGCGAGTTCTTGAACCATTCGAATAGGCGCAGTTAGAGCCACTCGAATAGCATCAAAGACCTTCTCAAGACCCTCGCCGTCGATGAGTGCCTTGTTAACGGCGACCAAGAAGTCGCCGATGCTGCCGGTGAACTCCAAGAACCCACCAGAGCTGTCGGATGCAACCCCGACGAGCTCGAACAGCGTCTTTACTACTTGCTTGATGATCTCCCAGCCGATTTCGAGAACGGCAAAGGCGCCGGCAAATGTCCTCCGAAGATTCTCGGATGCTTCACTACCGAGCGTCAATCCCTCTGTGAAATCGCGAATGGTTACGGACAACTCATAAAGTTGTTGACCCGTAACCGGCGGGAAAATATCCTTGAACGCTTGTCCAACTGGCTTGATGATGGACATCAAAGCGTTGAATGCGTTCGAAACCGCCTCGATGATTACGGTTCGACCACCGAGAGCTTTCCAGTCTTCCAACACCTTATTGCGAGCGTCAGATGACGTATTGATGAAAGCCCCGAGGACATTGTTGACGTCCGTGAAGAGCGTCTTTGCTTCCTCGAAGTCACCAAATATGATAGCCCACGTCTTGGACCAACCAGAACCAGCGGCTTCTTGCAAAGTGCTGATGAGCTGCGACATGGTCTTGACTTCTGTCGCAGCGTTCTGGGCAATTTCGCCCATTTTCAGGATCCCGGCGATTTGCTCCTCGTTGTAGCCCATGGTCTTGAGTTGGGCAGCGTTGAGGTCGCCAGTGAATTTGCTCAGAGTCTCGGTAAGGATCTCTCCGGTGAGCCACCCCTCCTGCAGGGTGAGGCGGAAACTACCGGCGTCTTTGACCATTTGGTCGATCGCCACGCCGTGAACTCGAGCGGTCTCCATCAGGGAGTCCTGGAAGACCTTGCCCCCCATGCCGGCATTGACGACCGAGTTCCAGTCCTCAAGCGTAACTCGACCTGCCGAGATAGCCTGAGAAAGCTGATACATAGCGGCCGAAGCCTGCTGAGAGTTAGAACCCGAGACCGCGGCCAGGTTTGCGATACCCTTAATCGCCTCAGTGGCGGAATCCAGGTCTACGCCGGCAGCAGTGAAGGTTCCGATGTTCTTCGCCATCTCGGCGAAGTTGTAAATTGTCTGATCTGAGTACTCGTTTAGTTTCTGAAGAGCCTCATTGACTTGATCCAGGCTCGTTCCGGCGTGAGCCGTGTTGGCGAGAATTGTCTGGATCGAGTTCATGTTGATCTCGTACTCTTGGAAACCCTTCAAGATAGGGTCCAGAGTCAGAGATTTGATGAGGTCCGCGCCGGTGCTTACCGCCGTGTGAGCAACAGTGACCAGCGCAGTAGTGGCAATGACCCCCATAGCCTTGAACTTACCGGCTAGGAAGTCTACATTCTGCTGTAGAGGGTTTAGGTCGACCTTCTGACTTGCGGCGGCAACGTCCGTGAGGCCTTTGGTTCCCCCCTGCAACTGCAAGGCCTTGTTAAGGGCGTCTAGTTGCTTGAGTGTCGAATCAACACCACGACCAAACGCGGCATTGTCGAACTTCATCTGTACAACGCGTTCGTCAATGCTGGTCATCCGGAGGTCACCGCCTTCCATACCTGATCGGCGATTTGGTCAAATATAGGCCGCATCGCTGGGTTTATGTAGTCTTGACCCTGGACATAACCGCCGGTGCCTGTTCCATAGCCATACTGAAGCATAATGGCTACAGGAAAGCCGCTTTCAACATCGGTGTTATTCCAGGTTATTGTGCAAGAGGTAGCGCTTCTCTTGATTTCGTAGGTCCAAGATTTAGACGCAAGTCCTGAATCTCTCGGAGTGGCTGCAGACAAAGCAACAACACCGCGACGCGCTTGAGCATCAAGGTTTGCGTAAATATCCCCCCGGCGCAATTTTTCAAGAAACGCTTCGGTCCTCTTGGTACTACCACCGATCGAAAACCCGATCACGAGTCCTCCTAATAGGTGGGCACCCAAAGACCGCCCTCACGAACCTTGGGGTGGGTGTCGACCCAAGCTCCTCCGACTCGCACCTTAGGTCTGGCGTTTACCCAAGCTCCTCCGACTCGCACCTTTGTGTACTGCGTGCTTCCGCCACCTCCAGTGTTCAAGAACCAGGAAGCGTCATCGAGATCCCAGACTCCGCTGGACGATCCAGACCACACGCCGGCGGTCATGAACATCCCAGCCGCTTCGGTGTAGTAGTGCGTACCACCGATGGTCGCTCGGGTCATCTCGGTCCATGTCTGACCATCTGACGACTTATAGATGCGAAGAACACTGTCGGAAACACCCAGATTACCGATGCCGATCCAAGTTCCATTGGTCCAACCAGACCCAAGACCACCAGTATCAGTAGTGACAGCCGAGGAGAAGGTTACGTTTCGAAACTTGTCCCATGTGGTGCTGGAGTCGCCACCGAACCAAGCGCCTACGATGTTTCCTGCGGTGTCGTCGACGCCGAAATATAGCTCACTCTGGTTCGTGAAAGTTCCAGACTTGGAAACCTTTATGCCGATGATTCCATTTCTGAGATCATAGACCGATGTTGCGACGTTCCATTCAATCTCGGGGTAGCCAGAAACACAAGCCATGTGCAGCTGGCCACTAGTCTCGGTCAGGCCTGTCGGTTCATTTACTGTCCAGACACCCGTGCCGATTGAATTGTCGTTGAAGTTATCGACGACGGTCTGTGTGTACGCCACGATAACCTCGCTATGCGGTCGTGTCGAACCAGATAGACCCGTTGGCCACCGAGCCCGGGTCGACACTCCCGATATAAATGTTGACGGAATCCGTATCGACATACGCACTACCGCTGTATGTCAGAATGTTGGGGAATTCCCCGAGTGCCGCGAGATCCGCCATCAGCTGCGTTGCGGTTCTGTTTGTCCAGACGCCTGATTTCCGCTGAATGACGTCGTCGTTCGCCGGGGTCAGAGCTGCGATTGCCGTGAGATCGCTGTCGATGGGCTGAAGTAGATCCCTTACGGCCTGAACCCCAGCCGGAGTAACGGCTCGAGTAGCGTCCGTTCCCGTCGTTGTCTCGGCGGTCGTGGCGAGCTCGACAATGCCCTTGGCGGTCAAAGACGCGACGAGAGACGCGAGAGACGCTGGCGTAACGGCTCGGGTAGCGTCCGTACCAGTGGCGGTCTCTGCGTCCGTTGCGAGCTCGACAAGCCCCTTGATGGTGGCGGTCGCCACCAGCTGAGCTAGACCTGCCGGAGTCACAGCACGAGCCGTGTCAGTCCCCGTGGTCACTTCAGCGTTCGTTGCAAGCTCCACAAGACCGCGGCGAGTGTCAGCGGCGGTAAGAGCAGCCAGAGCGAGAGGAGTAACAGCACGTACGGCATCAGTTCCAGCGATTGTCTCCGCATCCGTTGCGAGCTCGATCAAACCCTTGGTGGTTTCCGAAGCGTCCGAGACCGAACCAACCACAGAACCTGCGTCGACCGTAGAACCGTCGTGCTTCTCGAGAATCAGATGGCCGGAACCGTCAATGGAGCCACTGACGACCGTGTTGGCCTCGATCTCGGCGGTTCTCTCGGCGGTGTGTACTTGCACGGTTGCCATTAGAAACCACCTTTCTTCTATGAGCTGATGCTGTAGGTTTCCGGGTCGATTTCCGTGACCTCGTCGCCGGTGATCTCGTAGACGTCCGACCCCATGTTCTGGATCGCGCTGTCCGGCCCGGTAATCGTGAAGAGACCACCGCCGTTGTCGGTAACAGTGATGGCTTCGAGAGAGTCGTAGACTCCCACGATCTCTTCCAGCGTCGGTATTCGAGGAGATTCCTCGTCAGTGCCGTAGAGAATATCCTCGAGAGCGACGAGCACATCTTCATCGGTTTCTCGAGAGTCAATGATGATGTGCGAAGACCGCTTATAGCCGGCGGTGGGCGGAGGGACGGTTTGAATATCCCACGTGAAATCGGCAATGCTCGGAGAATCACTGATAGTCGCGTGATTCCTCGATGATGGAGCCGCCATAGCGTTGTAAACAAGATGAATCTTGTACCCGTGGTCGACCCCACGTGTTTCATTGCCGATCTTGGTTCTGTAGCTCAGACTGAACATCTTTCGGCGTTGCTGCGCCACAAGAAGACCGGGTCGAGCGCGAACTGTTCCGTCGCAAACTTCGAATTCGGTCGGAAATGTGTACGCCGAAATCGAAGCGGTGAACTCTTCTGGGTCGGAAATCATCAGGTACTTAACACCGTCCTGATAATACGACCTTTGTTTTCCGCCGCTGGGCTTCTCTTGGACAGCGGTTAAGCCAACCCAAGGAACGCCGGGTGCGGAATCAACGTAGAGCACTCCGCGGTCAACACCCACCTCGAAGAATCGGGATCCAGTGCTCGACCAGACGATCCTAGACAAAGACCCCCTCCTTTATCCTCGAGTTTTCATCTCAGCTTTGCGTTGTTCGTTCAGTCGACGACGCTCTGCCAGCATTTCTTGACGGCTCTGCTTCTTCTTAGGCGCATTCTTTGCGTTGTGAATCATAATCACGTCAAAGAGACGTGAAAGATGCCAATCTTGGCACTCGATCGGGATCTGAAGCGAAAACATCCAGTGGTAGATTATGCCGGCAGTGATCACATCACGAGGCGCTCTACTAGTTTGAATCTGGTTGATGACCGTAGCCGCTTGTGACTTGTTTATGTAGTCCGAAATAGCCTTCACGTTATCATCGGAGAGTTTGTAGAAAACTTCCGGAGGAGTTTCCTGTGTCAAACACATACAAGTCACGTAGAACAGAAGCTCGTCGGCCGTCTTTGGCTCGGGACGAAAGAAGGCTTTATTGAATCTTGCCTCCCATTTTGACAGAGAAGACAGAGAGTGCTCGAGATCGAGACGAAACGTCTCAGCGACGAACTCTTCAGTACTCTCGTCAAACGATTCGGCGATTGGAACTTCGATCGTTAGCACTCTCTGCCTCCTCTCGGATCTTAGAAGTAGAACACCCAGTCGTCGTCCGTGACAGCCGGGAACTTGTAGCCCTGCGCCGGCCGTGCGGTGACGACGGTGTCCTCGGTGATCGCCGGCTGAGCGCCCGAAGCTACGACCTCGCCGCCGATCAGGTACTCGACGCCAGTGACCGACGGGATGGTGATGACCTTCGTGGTCGAGTTGTAGGTCGGCGCGGACGGCTCCACCTCGACGATGGTTCCGGTGAACAGCGCCATGACGGCGGCCGGCAGCGGCAGCTGCGGGTCAGTGCCCGAGGTTCCGAACAGCAGATCCTCGAGTGCGTTCAGGGAGGACTGGTCGACCTTGGTGGAGTCGATGATGACCGACGAGGTCGGCTTGTAGTAGACCCCGCCGACGGTACCGACCGCGACCGGGTCCGTGGTGAACTCCCAGCTGAACGGAACGGCCTCTGGCGAGTCGCTGATCGTGTTGTACGCACGCTCGGACGGGGTGGCGGTGGCGCCGTAGACCAGGTGCAGCTTGTACCCGAAGTCCTGACCGACGGTGTCGTTGCCGATCTTCGTGCGGTAGGCCAGTCCGAAAGGGACTCGCGTCTGCTGACCGACGTAGACGCCGCCCTCGTGTACTCCGAAACCGTCGTGCTCGTTGAACTCGTCGGGGTAGGTGAATGCCTCGATCGTGCCGCCGAACTCCTCGGTCGACCGCAGCGTCACGTACTTGATGTTGTCGGCGTACTGAGCCGAGGGCTCTGCGCCGGAGGGGGACTCGGTGACGGCGGTGAGGCCATTCCACGCGACACCGATCGTGTAGACACCGGACTCGTTCGGCTTGTACAGGACGCCGTGGTCGACGCCGGTCTCGTACATCCTGTCGCCGGTGGCGTCCCAAACCAACTGGGTCATGGGTTTCCTTTCAGAAGTACATGGTGAAGACGTCGTGGTTCAGGTTACCGGCCACAAACGCTCGATCGAAGAGTGTTTTCGGCAGCATCGCCACTTGCTTTGGAATTTCGCTGTCGGGGTTTCTGTCTATGACAGTCACCTGATAGCGTTGCTCGTACAGATAGGGTCTGTTGTCGGCGAACTCAGTAGACGCGTAATCGCGTTGGTACACGATACAAGGATACTGAATCTGAATGTTTGCCGGGGGTTGGAAATATACGGCCAACGGACCCGTGATCTGCTCGAGAAGCGCTTGCAAATCAAGCCGTTGGCCCATCGTACTTCCCACCCAATCTCACTAGGAGGCGGGGGTGCTGCACCTCGACGGATTCAACCGCCCACAGCACCCCCTGCCAACGGAGATAACGCATGGCAAAGATGTGTTCGCCGGCGTAGGCATCCGCGACGATTCTGAATGAGTTGGCGACTGAAATATCATTGTTCACTTTGTCGTCGCCGGTTAGAGAACGAGTGTCACGAATGACATCACCATAGTAATATCTTTCGATCATTTGGTTCTCATAGACCCCGGGGTCCGTCTCAACAGTTACGCCGACGAAGCCGACCACGTCGTGCCACTTCATCGCCATAGCCTACTTTTGGTTAGGCCGCGTCGCGGGTGAAGGTCCAGGAGTCCTGCTCCGTGGTCGCGAAGTAGTACCCGGAGGCCGGAACCGCGACGACGGTCTTGGACGCGCCGGCCGCCAGAGCGGTCTGAGCACCGGCGGTGAGAGTGGAACCGCTGGCCGACCCGTCCTTGTAGACGACGCCGGTCTGGGTCGGGATGGTGATGACGCCGGTCGACGAGACGAACGAGGGCTTGGTCGGGGCGACCAGGACGTTCGCGCTCGCGGTCTTCTTGATGACGAGGGCCGACTTGAGCTCGACCAGCGCGCCGGAGAGACGGGTCTCCAGCAGGTACTTGTACTGGTTGTAGTCGATGTCGAAGTCGTCGAACCGGGTGAGCTCGCCGCCCTTGTTGGTGCCGAGGTTGTAGTCGGAGAGGTTGGTGACGATGCCGACCAGGTCGGTCACGGTCTCCATCGGCTCGACGGTGACGATCTCCTTGACGCGCATGGCCGTGGCGAGCTCGCCGACGCTGTTGAACAGGCGCCGGTTGGAGGTCGACTCGTCGCGGAGCAGCAGGAACTGCGCCAGGTGCTCCTCGGTCGTGTAGAACGTCGGGAGACCGGTGCCCTTGTAGAACCGACGGGCGAGGGTCAGAGCGTCCAGGACCTCCATGTAGGAGGAGCTGGAGTCGCCCAGGTTGACGTAGACGATCGGTGCGAACATCTCGTCGTCGTTCGCGATGGATCGGATGCCGGTGCCGTCGGTGGCGCCGACCGGGTCCTTGATCTTGTCGTCGTGGTCCACGGCCCGGCCGTCGCCGATGAGGATGGCTCGCGCCAGCTCCTCCTTGAGCATCATCTCCATCTCGCCCCAGACCCAGGCGATGACATCGAAGTCGGTGATGTCGATGATGTCGTCGCGGTCGAACTTCTGCTTCTTGTAGATGGTGGTCGGGGCGGTGGTCCGCTTCGCGATCCCGAACCACTCCTCCTTCTTGAACTCGCCCTTGATGTAGCCCTTGGCACGGGCCTCGTCGAGAGTCAGGTCCGCCCAGAGGTGCTTGATCTTGGCGAACGGAGTCTTGCTGACGGCGCCGAGGACCTTCTCGACCCACTCGACGCGACGCTGCAGGAAGTCCGGCCGGTCCTTGATGGACCGCGCGTCCGGGAACAGCAGCTCGATGTCGGTGATGCCGTGCTGGAGGGCCTTCTCCTTGAGCAGCGTCTGGAACGTGCTCTTCGAGCCCTGGGCCCGCTCCATGACCTCCATGAGGTCCGAGTGCGAGAGGACCGAGCCCGTGCGCGCCTGCGCGTCCTCGTCCGCGCCCTTCTCGAAGATGTTGCGGTGCTTCACTTCGCCTGATCCTTCCATGGGTTCGAGGTTGCCCTCGTCGTTCTTGTCGTCCGCGTCGTCCGTTTTCGGATCCTCGGACTTGCTATCGGCGGAGTGCTCCGCAGCGGAATCCTTGCCGGCCTGAAGGGCCTCCGCGATCATGTGGCTGAAGACACCCATCTGCTCCTCGTCGAAGGAGTCGATGATCTCCTGAACGGTTCGGTGTTCCAGCTCACCACCCTGCGTCGCCTTGTCGAAGACGTTGGAGTCGACCGCGGCGTGCTCGATCTTGAGGCCGGTGTAGATGACCGCCTCGTCCTCGAGAACCGAGATGTCGTCCGGGTCCGAGGAGTGTGAGATTCGAACCTGGTCGATGAGAGCTCCCGGGTTCGCACCCGAAAGAACCAGGCTGACTTCGCGAATCATTCCGTGGAGAACGCTCTTCGACTTCTCCACGAGCTGATTTGCGTAGATCGACATCGCCGTGATGTCCTCGTGCATGACGAGGAGCTTGGCGTTCTGTCCCTTGGGGGTCTGGTTGAAGAACGCCTTGGCGTACATGCCGTCGTCGCGGGCCTCGAGGAAGACGTGGCCCAGGACGTTCTCGGGGTTGTCATGACCGTGCTGCCACAGGAGAGGAACCTTGTGACCGTCCATGTGCTTGAATGCCTGGGCGGTGATGGTCCTACCGTCGGAGCACTTGAGACCTGCCTTCGTGGCATACCCGGTGAAATCGGGTTCCATTTTGACAGTTCTCCTTCCTAACTAGTGTTTGGTTTCCCGTCTCCGACGGAGGCGGTTTCCTCGAGCAGCTTCTTGTGCTCCCTTTCGATCGGATCGTCGACCACTCCGGTTCCAGCCGGCATGTTGCTGTTGATCAGCATGTCAGCCTTCGGGTCTTGAGACGGTTTCCACCCGATAGCTTGACGGATGTCATTCGAAGAAGCGATCTCGTTCCGAGTGAACTTGTCGGCGATCTCCGCGACCTGCTCCATCGGAACAAACTTGAACGGATCGCGGAAGGCCATGATGGATTGACCCTGCGAGCGTCCGGTCTTGGTGAGGAAGGTGCGACGCATGGCTTCCACAATTGCCGTGACGATCGGGGAGACCGTACGGTTGTGGTAGTTCAACATCGTCTTCTCGTCCGCGGTGCCGTTCATGACCTCGGCGGTCAGCCCCAACTGCGAGTACAGCAGAGCCATGAGGTACTCGACCTGCGCTAGCAGCTGATTTTCGGCCGGCCTGTTGAGCTGAGTAATCTTCTCGACACCGTCCGTGTAGGCGATACCGTAAGTACTACCCTTGAGCTGGTCCTCGATCAGTTTTCGGCGCTGTTCGGCCTGGGCCTTTCTGGCTTCCGTCTTGACAACGTACGGAAGCTGGATGATCATGTCCAACTTACCAGACGCTGTCACCTCGTCGACTGAATCCAGAAGATTCAGCTTTCGAATCAGTCGCTGAAGAGTGGAGTTTGGCTCGTTCATCACCGCGTAAAGCGGGTTAGGAACGATGGCCGTCCACTTCTTCGCGACCAAGACCTCTTCGCGGCGGCCGGTCTTTTCGTTGTAGAGATTGACCCTTACGTGCTGAGGCAGCCACGAAACGATCTCGCCGACTCTTAGCGTCTTGATGTCGAAAGAACCGGAGTCGTTCGGGTCAATCGTTGTATCGACTGGTACGATAGCGGCGACACCGCGATCGAATAGAGTCAACGCCACATCTTGTCGAAGAGCTGTCGCTGCCTGATCGATGTTGCCTTCTAGTGTCAGGCAGTTGTTAAGCCCAGAGTCGATCTCTTCCAAATATCGCTTCTCTTTGTCCAGCCGAACGTGCTTGATCTCTTGGGCGGCAACGTCGATACTCAGACGAGTCAGGATCGATGCCAAGATAGAACGTTCGTTGGAGAAAGTGAGTCGTACTCGGTCGGGTCGGGTGGTGTAGGAAATACCAGACCCGTAATTCGTCCATTGGGCGTCCATGTCGATCTGAAGGAAGGCATTCCACGCGTGCTTCAGACGATCAGAGATAGACAAGGTTAAACCTCCCTTCAAATCACTCGAATGCCTCTTTGTGTGCCTTGAAGGCAACGTAGGCGTCCATCAAGGCTGAGACATTGTCAATCTTCTCGTCCTGCCGGCGCTTCAGGAGCTTTCGGTTTCCGTTAGTGTCCTCGAGTGTGATGGCGTTACCCATAGCGAAGGACATCAATTTCTCGTCGAAGAACAGTTGCCGTTGTTCGCTCAAGATCTTGAGTTCGCCAAGCGGAACCGATTCGGTTCTTGCTCCTTGAATAACCTTTTCAATCCCGTAGGGACCGTTCTCTTGCTCCCACCTAGTGACGAACTCTTTGGCGTTGTAAGGGTCGAAACCCAGTGTACGAACGTCGTATCGCTCTTGTTGGATGTGGAGTTCGAGATCCTCATACACTTCAATCATGTCGAGGACGGTTCCTTCGAGAATATGCAGACTGCCCTCGTCGATGAACTCCTGGTACTTAGCGCGCATGGCGCCGGGGAGTTTCATCAATGTCAAAGAGGTAATGTAACTTCTTGTCTTGACCCCAAACCCTCTTGAGAGTGGGAATAGGAACGTGAAGGCACAGAAGTCGTCGCCTTGTGAAAGGTCTGCCCCCAGGGAGCAGGGCATCTCCCAGAACTGCCGCGGACGATGAGGAATTGTCTCCTCGTAGGTGAAGAAGTAGGTGTAGCCCTCGGTTGGGATTCCGAACCTCTTGGCGAGAATATCGTTCCTCGAAGCGGGAGCCTTCTCAGCCCTTTCGACATCCATCTGATAGGTGTCGTAGGTGACGGTGAGACCGATGTTTGGGTTGGCCTTAGGCCACATCGCGGGATCGGCTACCTCTTCGATTTCGTCTAGCCGGTAATGCCAGACTGAAATATGAGGAGCGTCATACTCTCGGCGAAGGATCTTGGCCAGCTCCATCTTGATAGTGTCGCCGGCACCGTTTCGAACTGTACCCTCAGAGCTAATGGCTACAATAAGCCAATCGTCGAGCTTTGACGCCCCCTGCTCGATGGCTCCGATAACATCTTCGCGAGTGTCCCCCGACAACCACTCGTCGATGGTTGATGCTTTTGGTCTAAGACCCTGCAACTTGTTGATGGTCATCGGACGGACCTCGAGAAGTGAACCTGTCAGGAAGTTCTCGATGCCCTTTTTGGTTGAAGCCAGCTGCACCCGATTAGCGCGCGATCCAGTGGTGTTCTGAAGGGATCCTTGCGTTAGAAAACCAAATAAAGGACCGCGTGCGCGCGTGATTGCCGTTCTGAAGGGGGACATAACTTCGTCCGCCTGCTTCATCGTCGGTGCTGTCGTGATCTGATGTGTTGTCGTGGTATCCACGTTCAAGAAATAACTCTGAATGAACGAGGCGTACATCGATTTGGCAGCCCCACGAGCCACGATCAGATACTGCTTGGTAGTCAAACGCTTCTTGATACGTTTGACTACGAAGTTTCCGGGTTGTCCTTTTTGCCCTGGTTCGTAAACTTCACGATCGATGAAGTGATACCAACCAAGAAGTTGTTCGGCCCACACCTTGAACGACGGGAGTAGATGAGCATCGGCCCCGTCAGTAAGAGTTAACTCATTCTCGCAATAGAGAATGAAACCTTCAACCTTGTCTCGATCGTAATAGACCGAAGGATCGGCGATGAGCGCATCGATCCGGTTCATCTCCATTGCGACTTCACGATTAACGGGGATCTCGCCACGAACAACAGCATCGCGAAATATCCCGTAGTAATGCGGGGTCGCAGTGTTCGACAAACCCATCGCCGATCCTCCTTTCTATGCTTTTCGAAGTGCCTCCGCGACCTGGTCTCGAGCGTACTTCGACGCTTGGTCCTTCCCGATGCCCAGAAGGGTTGACGAGATGAACTTCAGAGCCTGTTCGCCCACGCTTTTCTTGCGGAGCCGATCGTATTGCTGCTCCAGGTTCATGCGATTGACCAGATCCTGGAGTTCCTTGTTGGACAGAGCGTCAGTCGTGCTCTTCTTGGCTTTCTGTCGAGACACAGCGGCGTTCACCGCATCACTCGATGCCTGCTGGCCGGTACCGCCGGCAGTCTTTACCTTACGGCCAGGAGTCGCGCTTACTGACACGGCGGAGGGGCTGTTTTTGGTGACCCCCCACCTCATTCCCTTGACGCCGTAGTGCGAGAGAAACCTCTTGACCTCTTCGATGGCGATCAAGGGGCTGGAAGAACTGCTTGCTGTGCCTCCCACACGTCCCCCTCCCGAACGACGCTGATTCGGTAAATGAACTCAGCGATCTGTTCGTTGATTGCTTCGATTGTGAACGACGTTGTCGGCGGGTCGAACAACATCTTGACCTGCAGAGTGACGTACGATCGCACGAAGTTCAACCGCTTGTCGCCCTCGAGAAGCTGGTCCCACGTGGCCGTATCGTCTTCGACGATGAAGCCATCCTCAGGACCGACGCCCAATTGAGTGAGAGTCGACAACGTCGAGTTGATGTACATCAGAATATCGGCATCGAAGACTGTGTAGTTCTCGTCGATTCCGAGATTCTTCTTGACGCTTGTGAGGATGCTTTCGATCACGTGGAGACACCTCCTCCGTTAGAAGCGGCCCTCGTTCAGCCGGCGCTGGAGCGCCTTGATGACGAGCGAACTGGGCTTGGTGATGAACCCGTCGACCGGGCTCTTGAGGTAGCGCTGCAGAGCGCGGATGGTACGCGGCCCCATGTCGCCGTCGACAGCCAGCTTGGGATCGACGACCCTCAGCTTCCGCTGGACGGCCTTGATCAGCTCGCTGTTCTTGTCGTCGATCTTCCCGTCGACCGTGGTGCCCATGACCTTCTGCCACTTGGCGATGGTCTTCGGGCCGAGCTTTCCGTCGGTGGTGAGTAGCTCGTCGGTCTTCGGAGGAGCCGGAGTCTTGTCGCCGGAGTCCGGGGCCTGGTACTCGCCCTCGAAGAGCCACACGTGGTTGTGGTCGTAGTGGTTGGCCGTGGCGTTCCCGCGGTCCTCCATCTTACGCCGGACACCGGGAGAGTTCACCGTCGAGGTGATGTGCTGCTCCCAGATCACGTGCCGGAGGCGGAGGCGCTTGCGGTTGGCCCAGATGTAGTTCCGAACCCAGTCGCCGGCGGCCTCGTTGTGCACCATCAGGTCGAGGGCGAGGCCGGTCTTGTGCTCGGCGCTGGTGCCCATACCCCAGACGTACCAGATCTCGTGGCCGGCCGCCTTGGCCGCCTCGAAGACCTCCTTGGCGATGGCTCGGGTCTCGGACTTGACGTTCCCGATCTTCTTGGAGACGTCGCCCCACTTGAGATCCGTCATTCGGTGGTCTTCTCCTTCGCGTTCTGCTCCTCGGCGGCGTAGTCCGCGTGGGACTCGTCGAGGGCCAGGTCGATGTCGTCGCCGTCGAAGGTCTCGGGCTCCTCCGGTCGGACCTGAACGGGCTGGGTGTTGTCGGTCACGATGGACTCCTCGTCCTCGAACGGTTCCGTCTTGTACATGGCTCCCATTTTGAGCGGAGCTCCTTTCTTACCAGAGTTTGGTGTCCCCCGGTTTTCGTTCGACGACGATCGCCGGCAGAAGCGAACGGTCGCCATAGTGGATGGCGTTGTGTGTCTTGTGAGTGACTGAGATCAGGTAGTCCGGATTCAGAATCGACTCATCACCATCACGAATCTGGTCGCGAGTCATCGGATTCATGTGGTGGATGTAGACGGCGTCATGGATCTCTCGATCCTCAATACCGAGATCGCAGCCGTTGTCTCGGACAATGACAAAACTGCGAATTCTCTTCCACTCGGTCGACCTGTAGAACCCTTGGTTGATGTATCGGTCGAAACCGAAAGTCGCTTCGCCTACCTGACCGTGCAGAGCCAAGTAGGCGAAGCGCTCCTCGAAGGATTGAAGCCTTCGAAGGTCCCAGTAGGTCCTAATCGTCATAGTCGTCGCTCTCGTCGGGCATCTCGAGGGGTCCATTGCCCGAATAGGCGCGCATAGCGGCGATGACTCGCTCAAGCGCCTCTTCTTGGTTCGCCTGAGCTTTAATCTGATCGACTTTAGCTTTAGCCAGAATGATCTCTTGCTCGATCTTCCGCATCTCGAGTCGATTACGTGCTTCGCCGGCCTTGAGAAAGTGTGTTATGACCTGAGAGGAAGCAGTTCCGGCAAGAATCTGCTGTTCGGCCAAGTCGTAGGCCAAAGAAGCGATCTGTTGCTCTCTTCCTTCCGGAGTTGTTGCCGGCTTTGGAGGAGTTCTCTCAGGTTGTGGATCTGTTTGTCCTCGACGAGGCACGGTAACACCCCCTTTCAAGGAAGTTCCTAACGGGTTTTCGAGGGTAAACCTCCTCAGAAATGTCCCCCCGGGGCTTTTTTGAGG